ATTATTTGAAGAACACCGCCTGCGCCTTGAGGCATGAAAGTCGTTAAGGTCTACGGGGCACTGCGCGAGCTGCTGGGAGCCAGTCGTTTTGAGTTCGTAGCTGACACACCTGCTCAGGCGATGCGTGCCTTGCTAGTCAACTTTCCGCAGCTTGAGCAATGGTTGATTAATAGTGAGAAGAATGGAGTCGCTTATCGAGTAAGCCTCGGCAGGCAAAAAATATACAGCGAGGATGTTTCCGGAATGTTCACGCCATGGAGTGAGCAAGATGTTTTTGCAATTACGCCTGTTTTGACTGGTGCTGGTAATGGTGGCGTTGGGACATTTATTCTTGGCGCTGTCTTGGTCGGTGTTGCGATTTTCAACCCTTTTGTGGGTTTCTCGCTCGCTAAAGGTGGTTTCACTGTGATCGGTTTAACGGGTTCTGCTGCTTTTGGCGCTGGAATAGTAGCGGCAGCAGGAACATTAGGCATTGGCTTGATGTTGGCCGGTGTAGCTCAAATGCTTTCTCCTGTGCCAAAACCGCCTGGACCGGCTGAGGCCCCAACACAGTTGGAATCAAACAGCTTTAGTGGAGTAGCTAATACCAGTCGCCAGGGTGTTCCTGTTCCAATAGCCTATGGGCGTGTGTTTGTTGGATCAGCGGTTATTTCTGCTGGCCTTGACGTTGATCAGGTTTGAGCATGACTAAATCAAAGTACATTGCAGGCGCTGGTGGTGGTGGCGGTGGCAAAGGTGGTGGCGGTGGTGGCCACACTCCAACTGAAGCTGATGATTCACTGCAGTCAAAGCAGTTTGCAAACGTTCTTGACTTAATAAGTGAAGGAGAAATTCAAGGGCTAGATGACGGCAATAAGAGTATCTTTTTTGACGGCACTCCTTTGCAAGCACCAGACGGCACATACAATTTTTCTGACTATACAGTCAGCACTCGCAATGGCACGCAAGCACAGACCTATATTCCCGGCGTTTTTAGCAATGTTGAGTCTGAGACACAAGTTGGTGTTGAGGTTACTAAAGCCGCGCCAGTAGTTAGGCAGATTACGGATGACGATGTTAACCGTGTTCGAGTAACAATCGAGATCCCTTCGCTAAGGCGAATAGAAGATGATGGCGACATTGTTGGCGCGAGTGTCAGCATTAGCATCCAAGTTCGCTACAGCGGAGGCAGCTTTACCACTGTCAAGACAGACAAGATTAAAGGTAAAAGCAATGGCCGCTATCAGCGAGATTACTTGTTGACTTTGAGCGGGGCGTTTCCCGTAGACATCAAGGTTGTAAGAAATAGTGCCGACAACAGCTCATCAACTCTTTCTAATACGACAAATTGGTCGAGCTTTACTTCGATTATTGACGCCAAGCTTGCCTATCCAAACAGCGCTCTCATTGGCTTGCGTCTTGGGTCCAAGCAGTTCAATCGTGTTCCTCAGCGCAAATATTTAATTCGTGGAATAAAGATAGGCGTTCCGACTAATGCAAAAATTGACACAAGCGCGACTGAAAGGCTTGTTGTAGCAACTGGTTCTACCGAATCAATTACAGACGGAATACCTGGAAGGATTACATACACTGGTGTTTGGAATGGTGAATTAAGCACCGATCCAGGGGCTTCAGGTGGCGCGGTTTGGACAAACGATCCAGCCTGGTGTCTGTGGGACCTGCTTACCAACGACAGGTACGGCGTTGGGATTCCTGAATCCTCGCTTGATCGCTATGACTTTTTTGCAATCAGCCAGTATTGCAACACCCTTGTTGATGATGGCAATGGTGGGCAAGAGCCACGTTTTAGCTGCAACCTACTAATCAACCAGCGCAAAGAGGTTTACAACGTCATCCAAGAGATGACCAGCATTTTTAGGGGCATCTCTTATTACGGCGCAGGCTCATTGGTGTTGTTGCAGGACAAGCCTGCTGACGCTCAATACACTCTTGGCCCAGCCAACGTTGTTGATGGCGCTTTTTCGTATTCTGGATCGTCAGTCCGAAGCCGTCACACCTGCGCAACTGTTGCGTACCAGGATTACGACGAACTGGGTGAGGTTTCGTTTGAGTACGTTGAAGATGCTGACGCTGTTGCCAAGTATGGCGTCAACAATAAGGACATTAAAGCGGTCGGCTGTTACTCGCAGGGGCAAGCCAACAGGCTAGGCAAATGGACACTGCTTAGCGAGCAAGACCTCTACGAGACGTGCAACTTCGCCATCGGCATTGACTCAGGAATTGTCGTTAGGCCTGGCATGGTGGTGGACATTGCTGATCCTTTGCGCGGTGGGACGCGAAGGAATGGACGTGTTTCTTCTGCAACTACGACTGAAATAACCATTGACAGCGACACTGATCTATCAGTTGACACAAGCGAAAACCCGAAACTGTCAATTATTTTGCCGAACGGTTTGGTTGAAACAAGAAATATTGGTTCAATTAGCGGCAAAGTAGTTACTGTTCCTGTCGGATTTAGTCAGGCGCCAGCGGCCAATGCGCCTTGGCTAATTCAAACAGACGATATTGAATCTCAGCAGTTTCGTGTAGTTAGCGTTGCGGAAGAAGGTGACGGGGTTTTTGGAGTAGCTGCAATTAAATACAACGAAAGCATCTACAACGCAGTAGAGCAGGACCTTAACTTAACGCAGCGCGACATTAGCAACCTCACTGAACCACCAGGAGCGGTAAGCAACTTGTCGGCCACCGAATTTTTATACGAAGAAGGTGGAACGGTTAGGACAGGAGTGGATCTTAGCTGGACAACCCCTGTCACCAACAATGTCAATGATTTTGCCGTTCGCTATCGCCTAGGGAATAGTAATTTTGAAACAATCACCACTGAAGCCCCATCAACACAAATCAAAGGGTTGAAGGCAGGAAACCTGGAGGTTCAGGTTAGTGCTCGCAATTTCAATGGGAAATCCGGCCCAATCACTAAAGAATTTTTTGAACTCGCAGGAAAAACAGCAATCCCAGGCAACGTACAAAATCTGACGTTAGAACCTTTGAATTACAACAGCGCACGTTTGCGCTGGGATGAGACTGTCGACCTTGACGTAAAAGTCAGTGGCAAGGTTCATATCCGACACAGCAATCTGACTGACGGCAGCGCGACGTGGTCAAACAGCACTGACCTCATTGCCGCGATTGCGGGCAGTGCAACTGAAGCGACTGTGCCTCTCTTGGAAGGGGAGTACCTAGTCAAGTTTGAGGACGACGGTCTGCGTAAAAGCGCAACAGAAACCACCGTCGTTGTTGACCAACCAGTTTCGCAAACGTTCTTTGGTGTCAAAACGCAGCGTGAGGATCAGATCACGCCAACACCGTTTACTGGCAGTAAGACTGACACAACCTATGACTCAACCTATGACGCTTTGATTCTCGATAGTGATGGCATCTCAGCAGGCACTGGTGAATACGCTTTTGCCGACACGCTGGACCTCGAGGCTGTTTACAGCTTGGACCTGGAGCGTCGGCTTGTTGCTCGCGGTATTTACCCAACTGACCTTTGGGACAGCCGAACGGACAACATTGACACTTGGCAGGACATTGATGGCGGTGTTGTCGATCAGGTCAATGCTGAGCTTTACGTTCGAAAGACCAACGACAACCCGTCTAGCTCTCCGACATACAGCGCTTGGCAGCCATTGGCAAACGGCGTTTTGAAGGCTCGTGCGTTCCAGTTCAAGGCTGTGCTGACCTCATCTGATCCGGCGCAAAACATCCTTGTGGACGAGCTGGGCTACAAAGCACAGTTCCAGCAGCGCACTGAGCAGAGCACTGCAACAATCGCAAGCGGCACATCGGCTAAGGCTGTCACGTTTACCAATGCGTTTTTTACAGGCACTAGCAGCCTTGGAGGAGCAGACAGCGCGTTGCCAACTGTTGGCATCACGCCGTTAAACATGGCCACTGGAGACTTCTTCGAGCTGTCCAGCATTTCAAAAACTGGTTTTACTGTCACGTTCAAAAACAGCAGCGGCACGATCGTTGACCGCAACTTCAACTACATGGCTACCGGCTTTGGCAAGGCGGGGTAAAGTGTTGAGAAGAGTGCGCTAGTCCCTTGTGGCAACTCACGACTATTCGCTAGCCGACCAAAGCGGTGCCAGCTTTCGTGGTGATCTGAATCTTGCGCTGGAAGCGATTAGATCGAACAACAGCAGCGATACCGATCCAGCAACGACGTTTGCTCACCAGTGGTACGTCGATACGGGTGACGACACCCTCAAGATTAGAAATGCTGCAAACACCGCTTACGTCAACGTCAGTGCGGTTGGTGGTATTGGAACGGCAAACCTTGGCCTAGCCCTTTCAGCATCACCAACGTTTTCAGGGACTGCCACGTTTGGCGGCAACATCCTGATGTCAGGCACTGGAACGCTTGATCTGCCAGTTGGGACAACAGCTGAGCGTCCCGGTTCCCCCAATAACGGGATGATCCGGTACAACACAACGCTGACCAGATATGAGGGCTATAGCGGGTCAGCCTGGGGTTCTCTTGGTGGTGGCGCTACTGGCGGCGGCGGTGATCAGTGGGTTGTTGAGACAGATCAAACTGTCACCACTGACTACGAGCTGACTGCTAACAAACATGGGATGACGGTATCGCCCACAATCAATAGCGGGGTTACACTGACAGTGCCGTCTGGAGCGGTTCTCGTAATTCTCTGATCATGCCAATAGCAATCAACGGCAGCGGAACTATTACAGGCGTCTCAGTCGGTGGCTTGCCTGACGGCATTGTCGATACCGACATGCTTGCTGCTGGAGCGGTAACAGCTGCAAAACGTGGGACTGGTGCAATTTTGCAAATTCAACAAACGCATCTGACCACCACAAGTTCTCAATCATTAAGCGCAAACACTCTTGCAGAGATTAGCGGCTTGTCTGTTTCAATTACTCCGGTGCTATCAACTAGCGATATGTTGGTTTTTGTCCGTTGGAACGGAGAGCCAAGCATCAATGCGAATTACAATTTTGTCTATGGTCTAAGAAGAGATTCAACTGATATTGGTAACGCCTCATCGTCAGGCGATCGTAGAATAGGTCAGGCCATCATTGCGCAGGGTTATCAGTCTAGCGATGCTACTTCGACTCCTGACAGCTGCTACTGGTCCTTTTTAGATACGGGGCGTTCATCGGGTACTAGCGAAATTACTTACAAGGCAACAGTTATATCTGGGCAAGCGGCAACACTATATAATCAAAGGACAGCAAATAATCTAAATACTTCGGATTACGAACTCTTGACCTCAAACATGGTTGTCATGGAGGTAGCAGCATGAACCACCAAGCTATTTACAACGTATATCCGACTGTCAAACGAATTGAAGATGTTGAAAGCGGCGTTATTGCTTATGACGCTGACAACAATGTGGTAGCGCTTGACGCTGACGCAATCGCAGCTGAAACAACTGCGGTTGTCAATGCACGGAACCTGGCGACTCTCCGTACCAAGCGCAATCAGCTGCTTGCTGCAACTGACTGGGAGATCGTCAAGCATAAAGAGCTTGGCACTACTATCCCAGCCGCGCTAAAAACATACAGGCAAGAGTTGCGCGATCTGCCAGCCAACACTTCTGATCCTTCCAACCCCACTTGGCCCGTTAGATCATGAGCATCAAACTCAAAGGCAGCACAGCTGGAAGCGTTGCTCTTGACGCACCAGCAAACACCAGCCCTTCTGGGTCAGACATTGCGCTGACTCTGCCAATCGATGCAGGCAGTGCGAATCAGTATCTAAGGAACGGCAGCACTGCTGGGGAGCTTGAGTTTGGCTCGCTGCCAACCAGGTTAAACCGTACTTACAGCACAGAATTAAGTGTTGGCAGTGGTGACACTGAGATTGAATTCACAGGAATAACCGCAAATTTTTCGCGACTCAGGCTCGTCTTCCATGACCTAAGCCTTAGTGGGGGTAATAACCTTATAGTCCAAATAGGACATGCCGGTAGCGGTGGAACATATTTCACCTCTGGCTACAATTCTTATTTTGGCGGTCTGGGCTCCTCTACCATTGCAGGAGATGGAGCGACAGATGGTTTCAGAATGCGCCTTAGCACTGCCAGTCAATCACTTTTTGGCTTCCACGACATTTACCCTGACAAAGCAAGTTCGCCAACAAGACTTTATTCAAACACCATGGCGATTAGACAAGATGGTGAGAATCTGCGACTAGGTGCAGGATATTCGCCAGACATTAGCAGTGTGACAATCGATCGAATTAAGATTGTGCCTACTGGTTCAAATACATTTGATGACACTGATGGTCGAGTTAGCCTGATTACGGAGGTGATCGAATGACCTTGAACAAGCGCAGCGTTAATGCCATCACTGGCGAAGTAACCGTTACTCCGCTGTCTGCAGAGGAGATCGCAGAACGCGAAGCCTATGAGCGTGATGTTCAGCCTGGCGTTGATCTTGAGCTGTTGCGTGAAGAGCGCAATCGTCGTCTTGCCGAGACTGACTATCTGGCATTGTCTGACGCTACTCTGAGCGAAGACATGCGGACTTATCGTCAGGCGTTGCGGGATCTTCCTGCTAACACCAGCGATCCAGCAAACCCCACTTG